AGGATTGATCCATATAGGGTTTTCAAATATATCCCTAGCTACCAGAAAAGCCCCTGAGTTCAAACTTTCTCCCCCCTCTGTGTCGTATAATCTTTGGAACGTGCAACTATCCCATCCCCACTATGTCGGGCATATCATTCCATATTTTGATTGCTAAATCTAAGCTATTGGTTCTGTACTTGACGAGCGTCCCGCATTTTTCACACTCCACGCGATACCATCTGTTTTCATCGTAAAACACGTAACATCTGCCACCGCAAGATATTCCATGATTTTTTGTTTTCTCTCCATCAGAGGTTTCTTTGCCCCTGGACGGCAATTTATCATAATTAATCATTCCATCGCCTCCGCTTTATAACAGCCTAATTCTTTTGCCAATACAGCAATAATAGTAATATCTAATTCACTGATGCTTTTGGGGTTATGTTCTTTGCGATAATTTAGTTTAATGAGTTCTGATTCCAAAGCAGACCTAACTTTTATCGGTTCTAAAGGATTATTTATATCATTAAGCCATTGTTCTGTTGCGTCACGCTCCTGCTTTTCTTCGTAGGCTTTAATTATTTCCAATGCCCACTCTTTAGGCATTGTTGTCTGACCATCTTTAGTGTGAACTTCCACAAATCCCTTTAAGTGTTCGCTTGTCAATTTTCTACCAAACAGCTCCATGTGATTTAATCCCCCTTCTATGTCGCTTTCTAATCACTCCCCGCCTTAGCTGGCGGGATTTCCTTGGAACGTGTCACTCAGCGCCCACAAGCCTCCGAACGTGTCCTCGACATTGGCCTACAATATCGCTATGTTTCATATGCCCCTTGGGACTGCACCAACTGCATGGCATTTTCCGGTCATGGAGGCAATTATCACTCCCACGCCATCGGCAAGTTGCACAACGGCAATAGTGTTCTCCATATAAACGGCATTTAGCTTTCATCCGGGCCCTCCATTCTGTCGCAGTTATATCAAACTGCGCACTAATGGCCTTTACAACCTGTTTGGTAATCGAAGTTATCACAATCTCCTATAGGTACTACCTTCCACCCTTTTGCCAAACAGTCATATAGATAGTCTCTTGCCTCTTCATGCGACAATCTACGCCCTGTTTCATCTTCAAACACCCCTTTTAGCGAGCCTTTCCGAGTGTTATTTTCTAACATGCCGCGAATATCGGCGCACATATGCCTAACTGTCATTTACTATCATCCTCCTTAACCGCCTTATACTTATCCGCTATCATCATGGCAAAGTTAGCTATATTGGCTGCCCGGCGGCAAATATCCGCAGTATCTTTTGGGAAAAGCAAATATAGCTCGGTGTAGTTTTTATGAAGCTCTTCCAGAAGAAACTCAGGGTTACAGTCCTGCCAACCGCCCTTATGCTCATTTGCTCTGAGCTGTTTCTCCATTTCTTCCGCAAACCAGCGGACCTCTTCGCGTATTTTCATCATCTATGCCCTCCTTAAAACAGCGATAACTGTCTTTCGTCGTATTCGCCGCCTATTGGTTCGTGGTTGTAACACTGCCAGCCCGGGCGGTTCATAATCCGTTTTGCTCTATCGCTTTCAGGCTTTGCAAAATAATTGCAGTCAGTGTAAGGCAAATCAGGAGTATATACTTCTGGGGGTAAAAGCAGATCATTGGCTATACAAAGTTCCCTGATCTGCTTTTTGTACGACATAAGATGATTCCGCAACAGGTTCATATTTACCCCATTTGGCCAACCGGGGTCATTGCATCCATTTACCCTGATGGATTTCCACCGGGCTATCGTACCAACAGCTTTTTCACAGTTTTCTTTAATCTGCTGTTCCGGTGTTTGCTTCTTAGCCATCTTTAATACTCTCCTCCTTCCTCCTGGTCCACGCCAGACAGGGCTTGTCGTCCCCCAGCTTCGTTTTCCCGTTTATACCGCAGTGCGGCCACGGTTGCTTCGCTTTCGCCCGGGCCACCATGCCTTTTGTTTCAGGCACCCAGTACTTGCAGGTGCCGCAGCGCCTTTTCTCGTCCATCACGCATCCCTCCGTTCTATCTCCACAATCCCCTGCAATATCGGGTAAACCACCTGCGGCACTACGGCATTTCCTATGCACTTAAGTCTGTCCAACCCCTCGGAAAGCCCATCATCGTTTCGTTCAATTCGCTGGCCTGTATCGGCGAAAAACCCTTCCAAATCCAAAGGTAAACTACCTGATTCTGACTTCCACGCTCTAAGCATTTTTTGATACTGTGCCGTGGGTTTGATTTTGATGTTCTCACCCAAGCAATAGCATTGCTTGCTATGGGACGTGGCAACGATATAAATTCTATCCCCGGCAAACGTGGCACTGATTGCTGAAGCTGGTATTTGGAATACCCCCCCCCGATACCCGATATCTTCCAAGTCAAGTAACATCTCCTCGATTCCCAGATTGAGCAGACTAGTAACATTTTCACCAATAACCCAAAGTGGGTGTGTTTCGGCAATAACCCTAAGTAATTCCGGCCAGAGATAACGGTCATCCTCTTTGCCTCTTCGCTTCCCGGCATTGCTGAAAGGCTGGCAAGGGAATCCTCCGCAAACAATGTCAACTGCTCCAACGTCCTCCCCCCTTAGCTTGGTAATGTCCGAGTGTATCAGTATTCCCGGGAAGTTCTTCTGTAATACCTTTTGGCAGTACGGCTCGATCTCGCAAAAGGCCACCGTTTCTATCGCACCTGTCCAGGATGCGGCCAGGCTGAAGCCCCCAATCCCTGAAAACAGGTCCAGCATTTTAAGCCTGTTCATTCGGCACCTCCGGCATTTCGCAGTTCCAGAGCCCTTGCTTGCCCAGGGCTGGGATAGGTTCTGGCAGCATCTGCACATTTGTCAGTTCCCAGGCATAGCGCCCTGGGGTCCAATCGCCGAAAAGCATTTCCTGCTCAGTCGGAACAAAATAGTCCGCAAAGTCAGGCGCGTGCTTGTCTTTAGTTATGCTTTCTGCACCTATCGGGATATTCTTTGCGACATCCACGTTAGTACCAGGGTGCTCAACTATGCGCCAGCAGTTGGCCAGTTCTGCAGTGGCAATAATTGCACCTAACGGTATATCAAATCCGTTATCTGTTCCATCATGGTTTATTTTTGTTCCGCCTAAGTGCCAATCAAATCGGCATGCGCCATAATGTTTTGCCAGTGCAGTTGTAATTGCATCAAAAATCTCCCAAGGCATTCCTTCTTGCCGCAGTGGTCTTTTCGCCGCCGCATGAATCGCTATTGGCCCCCTGTACTTGGTCGGCCACGATCTAGTTTCATATTTTTTCGCGCCGCAAGCGAGTAGGCTTGCCCACGGCTGATAAATAGTTATGCAGCGCATTGTCTCTTCCTCTCCTTTCGTGTATAATTAAAGCAGTAACATTGTAGCGGGGAGGCGGTATATTCATGCACAAATTGGCTTATATAAACGGTGTTCTCCATGGAGATGGTTGGTGTAAACAAGCCTTGGGGCTTCGGGTTAAAGACTATGATTTTTGTGAAACCTTTGCCAATGCTGTCAATATAGTTGAAGGCCTTAATAAAAAACCTAGGCTCGACGAGAGAGGTTATTGGTTGTTTAGAGTTAGCAACAAAACAGGCAAGTTCGACCATTTGCTGCACTTTGAACCTTCTAATGACAATGAATATGCGGCGTGGGTTCGCGGATTGTTTGATAGCGAAGGCAATGCTCAATTGACCCCTCTTAGAATTAGCCCGAACAGTTTTCATCGAAGGATAGCTATATATTCTACCGAAGTAAGTACCCTTAATAAGGCTAGCCTTTATTTGACTAGTCTGGATATTCCTACAACTATGAGGGCAACAAAATCCTCTGCTGGACATAAAGGAACAAAAACGGTCTACGAATTGAAAGTCCGTAGTAGTCGAAATAACTTTCAATTGTTTTCCGAAAAAATTGGATCTAGTATTAAGCGAAAACAAATAGTACTTAATGCCATACCTTCTTCCTACCATCCCGACTTTTCTCAGCATTGTCGAGAGGCGCAACTTAAAGGTGCTGCCGCAAAACATTACAAGCTCATGACGGAGACTGTTCCTAATGTTGTTAAGGGCATACGAGCCTTGATTGATCAAGGCATCAAGCCTACGCAAAGAGCCTGCAGAATAATACCTGGTTTTAATTCCATACAGCGATATTTTTCTCAAGCTAAACTTGTTTCTATGGCTATGGATTTGTAACGGTTGCCAAATGGTAATAGCTTTTACTTCTTTCATCATGTCACCTACTTCCTACAAATACACCGGCCCGGTAATAACCCCGAGCCATATTAAAACCTGCGAGACAACCGTAAGGGTACCGAAAATAAAGCCCAGGATTATCATTACGCTCGTTAGCGGGTCGGATTTAGCCTGCTTCTTCAGCACCTTAATAAACTTCTGCTTCTCGCGCCGGGGCTTTGCAGCAGCTTTTACCGGCTCTACCCGGTACTGGTTCCAGTAGTTCTGGGTGATTCGGTTAGTCTGCACAACAATCCTCCTCCCACTCCCACTCTCCCTCTCCCCCGTCCGCATTTTCCGCATATTCTTCCGGGGTGATAGGGGTGATATACTCCGGTTTAGTGCCCAACATATCGGCTAACTCAGGTATGCCATCTATCTGAGCTTGTTTTTCCATATCGGCATCCCTGGTTTCCGTGTTGCACTTCCCTAGTTTGATCTGCAGGTAAACCTCGCAAGGATTACCGTTTTTATCTGCGCCGAATTCAGCCTCCTTTTCGATTCGGTAATGGAAAAGTAGATCATATATCATCGTCCGGGCCTCCTCCCAGCAGTTCCGGATTGTCGTGGATGTTACCGATCTTAATTAATTCATGGTCACCACTCAATCCCCCGGGGCCCCATAAAGTTTCAATATAAACTCCGTAAAGTGGAAAGGTTTCATCTTCGCATAAGTCAAGATGCCTTAAACCGTTGTCTATATATTCACCTATTTTCACTATTGGTTTTCCGTAAATTTTCTCGTAGTCCTGACCACCCTGTAAAATATCCCCATCATAGAGTTCCTGCCCGTTCTTATCCTTGAGGCCGGTGAACTGGCCGACGGTGGCGGGAATAACCTCCACTAATTCCGTTTCAAAAGCTGGAATCATTCTGTCAAAAGAACTTGGAACCTGCGTAATTACCTGTATACCCGGTTTTGTATTCCCGTCCAAGTAATTAACAAATTTAGCGTAACATCCTATCACCCATTCCCCATTGTCCGTCCGCTTGCCGCGAAATTTATAATCGTTCATGTCGCTCTCCTTCCTCGCCTAAAACGGCAACGGTATATCGTTGTCCCTCGCCCTAAGAAGGAAACGGATTACCTCATGGCTTGTCGTGGCACCCAGGACAACTAAGGTATCCTGCTCCGGGTCGGCCTGCAGGAGCCTGATACATAAATGCCCATCAGAGTTATAGCTTATCTGCGCCCGTTGGCCATCAAGCTGCATGTTCTCGCTCTTATATCCTTCATGCCGTTTGATTATCTCTATCATGTCGCTCTCCTTTCTCCCATACACGGTAAGCCCGTATGATCGCCTGTATGCCATCAGGCAGCACGTCAAATCTAGGCTCCCAGGCATTTGCCATCTGGCCTACCAGTGCAAGTACTTCCTCGGCCCCGGTGTTTGCCTTTGCTGCTGCCAGCTCTTCCCCCATAGCATCTACCAACCGGGATAGGCGGGTGTTCTCCTGCTCAACGGTTAGGATGTATTCCGATACCGTATTAAGGGCCTTCATCACTTCACTTGTCATGGGCAGCAGCCTCCTCAAAATAAAACCTACCGTTCCATCCTTGCCAGTCAACCATGCCATAATCCCGCGCAACCTTACCTAAATAAGTACCCAAGACCTTATCTTCCATCTCCAATAGATACCTACGGAACGTCTCAAGGTTATTGCCTCTCTTGTAGTGGTTACATCTTCGGCAAGATGGCAAAAGGTTTTCCTCTTGGTTTGCAATTTCCGGAAGGGAGTTTTTTCTTTGCGGGATTTTGTGGTCAACCTGCATATCCTTGTATTCAATTGGTCTGCCGCAGTAAGCACAGTGCCCGTCATATTTGCTATAAACGGCTTTACGAGTTTTTTTATTCACTCTTGCCCGCCTCCTTTAGCGCGGCCTCGGCTTCTTCGCGGGTGAGAAAGACGGTTTCCGCTTCACACCTAAATA